GTATCATAGTATGTAGGGGCGGGAAGCTTTTAATGGGCCACGGGAAGGGCGATCAGCTAATGTTTCCTGGTGGAAAGATTGAATCAGGGGAAACACCAGAGGAAGCGGCCATCAGAGAGTTACAGGAAGAGACTGGGATGAAGTATGACCTTCATGACCTGCACTTCATTTCTGATAACGTCGGCGATAAAACTTATGTGATTTATTGCAGTTACCCTGAAAAGACACCGGTCAACACACAAGAGTTGAAAAACTTCGCCTTTTATAACCCAGAAGACATTCCAGTAAACAAATTACCCTATTACACCCTCAATTCCCTTTCTGATTTCTTAAAGACCAAGATGGCTAAAACCTTTGGCTCTTTAAAAGAGGTTGATTTAATTGAGAAATTAGAGAAGAACATAATTAGATACGAAGAGGGGCGAGTAGCCCATGAAATGACCCATGGCGATGCCTTGAAGTTGGTGGGCAACTCTACCTTTAGGATGCTTAGGGGCTTAACTGAAGACATGAAGAATGATGAGACTGTGGCTCACAAAATTGACGACGCCATCATTTACATCAGAAAACACTTCACCGACTCTTATTCTGGCCGAGTGGTCAGGGATGGAAAGATTGTTCACCAGTATTCAAATAAAACCCTGCCATCCTTAGCCGCTGACTTGATGTCGGTCTTTGAATGGTATGACTCAGATCAAGGTTATTCATTTGAAGTAGATGACTCTCTTGGCGATGATTTAATCAACTCAGGCATTGAGATGCTCATCAACTCTTACAAGCAAGTCAACCTTTCTAATATCCATGACGAGATTATGGACGTTAGGGATGAGCTTAGGACCGCCACGGCTATAGAAGTTCAGCAACTGGAAACCAGGTTAATGGGACTCTTTGACACCTTGGAAGAGGTGGTTGGTGATATCTCTGACGCCCACAATCTATTAACTGACAAAGCGGGCGACGAGATTGATGTCATCTATAACCAACTCTTGGTTTTGCAGGCCAAGGTGGCAGAGTTGGAAAGTAAAAGCTCTAAGGTAGAGGGTTACACCCAAACCAGCAAATCCCCAGCCAAAGTTCATGAGAAAGAATACCCCTACCTAAGTAGGCCTAGCGTAACCATCCTACCTAACGGCAAAATCACTATAGATTTCAAAGAGGATTGGACCTCTATGGAAAAGATTAATTATCTTAATGACTTAAAGGTAATCTTAAAGAAGAAGATATGATACTGGAAAAAGTGACGGAATTAAAATTAGATTTGTTAAAACAAGGGGTTGGCGAAAATAACGCCCAATCCATAGCCAAAAAAGCCATAAATAGAATCAATTCTTACATCTTCTTCATCGTTAAAGAGCACGTCCTGAACCTACAAAACAAATCCCTGAATCATAAAATACAAAACTTGAGTGAGGCTATTTCCTTAAGGTGTGATAATGACATCCCCCAAGTCGAAATAGATTATTCTAGGATTAAGTTCAGGAAAGATTCAGACCACTTCCAGGTGTGGGATCCTAAGATAGAGGAAGCTTTAGACAAAGCCACCCCAGATCACGTCAAAGAACTAAGGGATGCAGATAAAACCTTTTGGCAAAAACTCTCTTCCTTTTTTACACCCGAGTCAGAGCAGTCCTTGATTTCTAATTCCAGAGATTTTTGTCACCTGTTTAATAGAAACCTAAACAATCACAGCGATCCATTTCACCATCCATACCAGCCCCTAAAAATGGTAATAAAATCAAATACTAACCTGACTTTAATTTTTGATGGACCTTCCAATTTCAGTGAAAAGGTTTATGAAACAAACCTAAGCATCACCAAAAAGATAGGTAGACAGGTCGCTTCAATCACTGAGGGGTATTTGTGCAAATAATTCCAGAAATAGCTGTCCAAAACTTGATTCAAGTGGGGATGGCAAGATTGAGGGCGGATAGACCCGCCTTCAATGAAATATTTTGCTATCTCATAGACCATCCTTTCATGAAATATAGATATGGGCAAGAGTGGATAGATAAGCAATGGGATTGGTTTAACCAAACCAAGATCAGAGTTATCCAGTCCTATTCTTTATCCAGTCAGACCGTTCCAGCTTATTCCATTAGGGCTTCCAGTGAGCACGAAGAAGAGAGTTTAGCGGTGATAAACGACTCTTTTGGTATTGATGAAGACGGCAGGGAAAGAGGGATAGCCCCTTTTAGTGCAGTCATTACCATAGGCATCCATGCTAACAAATCTTCAGATCAGGTTATGTGGATGAAAAGAATCCTTTTTTATATTTTGTTTAAAGAGAAGGAATTGGCCAGGGACTTTGGGTTGGACTTGTATTCCCCTTCAGTAGGTGATATTTCCAAGCAAAATGACGTAATACCCGAGAATGTCAATTCTTTGTTCGTTAACCTAAACATGACTTACTATAATACGTGGATTCAAAGGGATGCCAGCGGCCCCTATGATGTGGAAACTGGTTTGATTCTCTCAAACCTTAAAAACGAAGAGGTTGAATTCTGGTGAGCAAATTTAAAAAAAGTGAACAAAAACAGGAGCCTGTGCTTATGGTAGAGCAAGAAGTGTTACCCGTAGTGGAAGAGCCCACCCTATCCTTTGAGGAGTGGTGGTCCATTGTAAAGAAAAAACACAACATCAAGGATTACTACTTTGAGGTGGTGAGGGCTGACTTTAAAAGCAGGTGCGGTAAAAAGCAAAAGGCTTTCGCTGAGTGGAATCTTTTGGCTAAAGCCTTTGGACTTTTTTAACTATCTGATTGTGCTACACTTAATTAACGTATTTCGGAGGAAGATATAATGGCAATTTATACTACTTTTGGCGGAGCGGTCATCTACAAACCCGGCTCTTACAGCCAAACAAAAATCGATCTAGGCGGAAACATCCCACTTGGGCCAGCTGGGCTAATAGCCATCTTTGGTGAAGCTGATGCAGGAACCCCAGGGGCCAGCGAGATTGATATCGCTAGGAACTTTTATACAGCTGAAAACTTAGAGGACGCTAGGCAGAAATATCGTTCTGGTCCTATCATGGACGCTTTAAACTTTTTGTTCGCCCCTTCTGTGGACGGTGCCATTCCTAATGGTGCTCAATCTGTATGGGTTTACAAAACTAACGCATCCCTTCGTGCTTCCTTGGCACTCGCTTCTTCTTATGGAACCGTAAGGTCCTTAGAATGGGGTGTTGGTGGGAACCGAATTTCCTATAAAAACGTATTGGTTAACAGCGGTGCCGCTGTTGCCAGTGGCTTGCCCCCATCCTTGGGTGCTGCTTTAACTTCCCAGTCTATGACCTTCAGAGCTAACGGTGGATCTTTAATCACTGTTACCTTCTCTGCTGTAGATAGCGACCATGACACCTTGGCTGAGGTTGTTGGTGTATTGAATGGAACCCCTGCTTTCGCAGCTGTTTTAGTTGCTGCTGTGGCTGGACCAAATATCACCATCTCTAACGTGGCCAACCCTAACGCTCACAAAAAAGGCGCTAGCGAAGTGTTCGAAGTGGTATCTGGCGGTCCATTACTTGGAATCCCTAACGGTCTTAAGGTTTCTGCTGACCAACCTTTGGCCACTATCACCTTGAATCAAAAACGAGACACTTTGATTGAAACTTCCACTTTGGGTGGAAATGCAGTAATTGAAATTGCCAGAGACTCAAGCGGTGGTGCTACTTCTGCTTCTGTAACCATCAATGCAACTTCCATTACCTTGACTGACTCTTTGGGTGCTAACGTTTTGGACAAAGCGGCTTACACAACCTTAGGGCAATTAGTAGAAGCTATTGGGTTCATCTCTGGATGGTCCGCTCAATTAACTTCCTCTGCCTACACTCAGCTTTCCCCTTCTGTTTTGGATCATGTGTCCACAGTTGGTGCTTTCGCTGGATTGGTTGGAAGCTTCCCTGCCAAAATCAAGAAAGACTCTTACGAAGTTAGAGAGATGTTCTCTTTGAGCGTATTGACTGAACTTTTATCCCCTGCTTACAAGGGGTTACCCGACGCCTTGGCTGAGACTTTATTGGCCGGTGGTGCTAAAGGTGCTACCTCTACAATGGAAACCGTTACGGCCTTGTCTAAGTTCGAGAAATTCCACGTGAATTCTGTAATCCCTCTTTTTAGCCGGGATGCCACTGCTGATATCGCTGACAATCTAACTGACGCTGCCTCTACTTACACTATCGACGGAATCCACCAAGCTGTTAAGACTCATATTGCCTTGATGAAGACTGTTAAGAAGAGAAGTGAAAGACAAGGCTACCTATCCTTCAAAGGAAGTTACGCCAACTCTATTACTAAGTCTAACGGCTTAGCCGACGCCAGGGTTAGTTTGGTTATTCAAGACATTCGCCAAATCGACGCTACCGGTGCAATTAAGTGGTTCCAACCTTGGGCCTTGAGCTGTTTGATGGCTGGTTCCAGAGGCGGTGCTTCTGTTGGCCTTCCTATGACTTTCAAGTTCATGAACTGTTCTGGAATTAGACACACTGCACAACCAATGACCACTGCTGAGCAAGACATTGTTTTGGACTTCGACCCAGATACTCAATTTGAAGACGCCATCCAACAAGGAATCACTTTCTTGGAAGCGCCTACTACTGGTGGTTTCAGGGTTGTGGTTGACAACACTACTTATGGCGTGGATAACAACTGGGTTTACAACAGAGCTAACGTTCTTTATGCTGCTGATATTATCGCCTACAACTTCAGAAACTCTTTGGAATCCGCTTATGTGGGAAGAAAGAATACTGTTTCTGTTGCTGAGGTTAAATCTACTGCTGAGGCTCTTTTGACTACTTTCGTAGGCCAAGGAATCACAGTAAGCACCGGTGATGCACCAAACGGTTACAAAAATTTAACAGTCAGAATCTCTGGCAATACTATTTACGTAAACGTGATAGTTAAGTTGGTAGAAGGAATTGACTTTGTATTAACAGACATCACAGTTCAAAGGGCTAACTCTTAAGTTAGCCTAACAAAAGGAGATTTTTAAATGGCTGGAATTTATACAAATTTAATAACAGGGGCTAATGCGGCCATCATAGTGAATGGGAGACTTCTCACTATGGCCAACGACCTTTCGTACTCTGTTCGAGTGGATGTTTTGCCAGTAGAAGTTATGGGTAGTTATGAAGTAATAGCATACGAGCCTATGGGGTACTCTGTTTCTGGTTCCTTTTCTCTAACTAGGTATGTGGCCTATACGGGTGATAATGGTCTAGAGTTATCGAGTAAGAGTGGGAATGGCTTTGGTCAATTAGGTCTCGATGGGCACTTAAATCCTGGAACAATGGCAGCTAGTGTCACATTTGATATAGTGGTAATGAAAAAGGGTAATGGAACCGGAATAACTGACAGCGATCCAGATCCTGCAAAAACAAAACTTGCGGCATCCGCTAAAGAGGCTTTTATCAAACTAACCCAATGTAGGATTGTTGGGTTCTCCTCAAATATTACCAAAAGGGGGGTTGTGGTTGAAAATTACCAATTTGTTTCCAAATTCTATGATGACGAGAGTACAGAAGTTTCAGGCACAAACAATATCCCAGACTTATCTAACGTAACAGTCTCACCGTAACAGGTTCTTAACCGCTTGAGCGCAAGCATCCCATCCTTAGGTAAGGATGTGTTAACAGGAGCTTAAATGGGCGTAGCCGCTACTTTCGTCACAGGCAAGAATGCGGTAATCAAGGTCAATGGGGTGTTTCTGACACAAGCCATTGACCTTTCTTACAATATTTCCATAAAACATTTTGGTGCCAGGACGTTAGGTCAATTTGAAAATGATTCGATTGAGCCATTAGCTTATGATGTTACTGGTTCTTTTTCCATTATCAGGTATATAGAGGGTGTGACCAGCAAAAGAATAGCTGGATTGGACACCACTACCCCAAACGGCACCAATAACGACGGTAATGGCCTTGGGACCTGGGGTGATGCAGGTGCACGAAGCCCAGAGGACAATAGAGCCAGCGAAGCCTTAGATCCAAGTCAGATGAATACAGCACAAACTTTTGACATCGAACTCTACCAAAACTTAGGCGGCGGGAACCTTTCTGGTGTAACCAGGATTAGAGGGTGCAGGATAATCAATGCAGCCAGTCAAGTTAACGTTAGGGGCTTCCTGATTCAAAGTTTTACCTTTATGGCAAGTTACGTAGACGAGGACAGCTTCTTGGCCAGACCGTCTTTCAATTCTGATGGTGCAAAATGACAGCAAGAGATGGCTTTGGTAGAAGTGGTAGCAATCAGGTTGACACCTTTTTAAGGGACTTAAACGTAGGAAGTGTCCTATCCCTCAAACCTTCCGCAAAATATGCAACTGGCGCCAGAACTATCCTCAGGATCAATAATGAGATAGTTTCCTTTGTTATGTCAGTTAGTTGGCAAATCAGAACAAACAATATAGAAATCAACACCATAGACAACTACTTTCCAGATGAAATAGCCCCAACCAGGGTTCAGGTTAGTGGGACGATGTCTGGTTTTATAGTCCCTGGCAAAAGCCTAACTAATGTCCAAGTCCAATCAGACGCCCTTTCCTTTCTCTTCAATAAATACATAACCATTGAAGTTAGGGATTCAGCCACCGACTCAATCCTATTCAAAGCCAACAAATGCGTGGTTACAGACAGCGCCCACTCACTACAAGCAGAGAGTCCAGGTAACTTTTCCCTCAATTTCACTGCTATAGGTTGGCAGAATGAGCAGGCACCTTCCCTTCCAGAGGGCTACAACGGCACTTCTTCTGGCTCACCGGCCAACGACGCCCTCGGCGCCATTAAAAAATTTCTGAAATGAGTTGACTTTTCAAGGGCAATGTGTTACTCTAAACACGAACCTATAGCAAAGGATTGCAAATGAGCGCTAAATTACCACCTAAAGAAGTTAGTCACCTATTCTCTTACGAAGGAAAAGAAACCGGACGCAAGTACGAAGGTTCTTTCGTCTTTAAGCGAAAGCTTAATATAGCTGAAAAATACAAATTAGAGCAAGATAAGTCCCGTTTATTGGGTGGGTATTCAAACCCAAGCTTTGACCTATCTGGGTATGCTGCCCTGCTTAGCTGTCTACAAAACCAAATCGTAGACGGACCAGAATGGTGGAAGGCCAGTAAGGGTTCTGATTTAGAAGACGAAGACGTTCTTTATGAGCTGTGGGACCTGATTAAGAACGCTGAGGAAGAGTGGAAAAAAGAAGCTAAGCCTAAGAAAACCGAAGACTTACTGGGAAACTAAACGGAGAGGCTGAAGAAGAGTCTCTCCTTACTACTATCAAAAACTTAGCCAAGGTTGCCGTTCGGGAACCTTTAAATACCCATGACTCCATCCTTAGATGGCTCATGCACTGGTATTCTAATACCTATAATTGCCCACTAAAAGACCCAATTCTTCTCTCTTATACCTTGGAAGAGCTTTACTACGAGTATTGCTTAAAGACAGAATATCCAATTGCAGAAGAAGAACGGACAAAAGAAATTAATGATAAAATTGAAGGGGACGAGGCTGAAAGAAAGTATTTGGAATCTCAGGCGGCTATGAAAGAGTTTATGGCCATGCAGGAAATGTTCCAATCTTCACAAACACCTCAAGCCCCAGAGTCTAAAGAATCTGATACACAGAGCCAAGTCCCTAAAGAGGATGTGGCTTGGATGGAAAGGGTTCTGGAAGATGCTAAGCAAACATACGGGGAAAGCTTCGGCGAAGATCTCGAAATCTAGGAGAACAAGTGTCTAATAAACCACCAAGACCACCCATACCCCCCAGGCACGAAAAAGATGTCTCTGACGTCAGTAGCACTTTTTTAAACAAGCTTGGCGCTGCTGAAAGGGCCAGTATTGAGCTTAAGAACGCTAATGCTGCTTTGGCCAAAAAAGAAGCGGAACTCTCTTCTCTAAAAGAGCAAATTAATAGAAGAGTTGGTCCATCGTCACCTCAGGAAATGAAGGCAGTAGAGCAAGCGGGTTTTGATATAGATGCCGCTAGGCGAAGGGTGGAATCGGTTAGAGAGTCCGTAAAACTGAAGACCGCTGAAAGAACCGCATCAACTATTATGGATAGGCGAGTTCACGAAAACCAATTCAGCACTTTAACTAAGGCTATTTCAAGTGATCCAAATTTAATATCCCAGGAATATCAAAGGCTTATAGGTGACAGACAAGTCACCCCTCAATTACTGCACGAACTTTCTTCAAAAAACTCAGCGATATTAAGTCACTTAAAACCTACGGTAAGGACAAACATCGCAACCGGTCTTTATGGCGCTAAGAGTAGGGATGATGTTGCTTCTACTGTTATGACATCTAGGCTTGGCGATTACTCTCAGGCTTTAAAAGATAAGGCTGGGCTGGCTGTTATTTCCTCTGATTACGATAGAAAGCAGAAAGAAGCAGAAAAAGCACAGAGAGATGCGCAAAAAGCAGAAGAAAAGAAAGCTCTCGATGCTCAAAAGATGGCTAATAAAGCCAAAGAGGAAGAGGATAAGAAATTAAAGTTTGAAGAGGTTCAAGGTAAGAAAAAAGAAAGAGAAGAATCTGATAAGCGAGAACTGGTAAGAAAGGCCAATAGCAGGTCCCAGAAAGAATTATTTAAGCAAGAGATTGCTGATGAGCTGATAGTAGAGAAAGATAAAGAGCGAAAGACTAAAGAATCCGCTATGCAGGCAAAAGAGGTCGCTAATAGAAACGAAGCGCTTCGAAAGGCTAATAGCAGGTCTATGACCTCCATGCTGCGAGAGGAAGAGGCAACTGATGTTGCCATTGGCAGAGAGGGTAAAAGGAAGGCCTTAATCTCTGAAAGAGTCAAGGGCAACCTATCAGAATTATTAGAAAAAGAAGAAAAGCGTAGGGGTGAATCATTTCTTAAATCTGCCAGTCAAGGCGGTCTTCAAGGCTTAGCTCAAGCTTATGGATTTCAGGACGCTAAGGTTTTCACTGAAACTCAGAAAAAACAATTGGATGAACTAAGTGCCAAATTGCAGGAATTAGGAAAAGTATTTAGCGAAACTGCAATATTAACTGAAGAGCAAGTTAAGCAGCAAGAAGACTTATCTAAGGCCTATCAAAAACAAGAACATATAGTCAAGGCTATAGACAGGGTAAGAGAGGAAGACAAAAGAAAAGGGGAGGACAACCTCAATAAGGCCGGGATGGTGGTTAGTGGGTTATCAAGCGCTGTCAGCGCCGCTGATTATTTCCTTGTAGGATCTGAACTTGATGACTTGAGCTTGAAGAAATCGATCGCCAGTGAGAAGAATCGCGTATATGACAAACAGAAGGCTGCTGCCGAGGGCGATATGGCCGCATTATTCTCTTTTGATGCTGGCGCAGAAGACTTTGGGATAAAACAAGGGAACGCTTTCAGTAGTAGGGTTGATGGTATACGGCTCGCTAAGGGTGGCGTAAATATTGCGGGTGGTTTTTTAGATGTTCTAGGAGGGGTCGCTAGGGGCGGCCCTCTTGGAGGATTGGGCGCTAGCGCCGATGTAGCGGGCAATATGGTCGTAGAGGCCGTCAAAAACAGTAAAAGAATCCCTCAGATTTTAACGGATTTACAAGGCAGAGGCTTATCCAGAGAGCTTATAGATGAAGTTTTGGCGCCAGCCTACAGAGCAACTGGGGCATTTAAAGACTTCAGTATGGGTAAAATGGGGGCTGTATCTGGGGCTGGCAAGGACAGTTCTAATATTTTTGATCAGGTTTCTGGTGGTTTTTTAAGTGAAAACGCTAATATGTCCGCTGAAGAGATTCTAGGGTTAACGCAATCAGGAATTGCTGGGGTTGGATCTAAATTTATAAAAGACCCCACTGGTGTTGTTGGTAGAGCGGGCGATTTTAAAAAATCAGGACTTGGCTCATCTCAGGATTATATCTCTTTATTGGCCCAAAGTGTAAATTCAGGCGGTGGCGTATCCTCTTTAGAGGGGGTTGTCAATACCGCCAATAGACTTGGGATGAGTAATCTCAAATCTATAAATTCAATGACCGACATCGTTTCTTCTATTTCTGGACCTCTTGTATCCTCGGGAATTGAGGGTGGTCGAGGTGCCGTTAATATGCTCTCTAGTGCTTTGGGCGCCAGTGCAGGATCTGGTTTAAGCGATGAAACCAGGTTGTCTATGGCGAAAAATGATATCCAAAGAATGGGTGAATTATCTGGACCTGGCATGGATATTGCTGGGATAATTTCCGCTAGTAAAATTCAAACTCAATTTGCTGGAAAATCAGGCATTGAACAAATAGCCATGAGTAATACAGACCTAAATAAACTTAGGCAAATCGAGGGGATGGAGGGTAAGGCCAGAAAAATCGCTATGGATCGTGCTGGCATCTCTAACGAAGAAGAGTTGCAAAAGTTGTTAGGGATTAAGAAAAGTGAGTTTGTAGATAGAGTTGGTATTATGGGCACTTCCAAGGCTAGGGGTGAGGTGTCTGAACTGCTCGATGGAAAGAAAAAATACGATGATCTTAGCTCTGAAACAAAAGCCCTACTTGGTGCTCACGATCTAAGTGCTTTCTTGGGGGGCGTGGGTCAAAAAGCTGATTTCTCTAAAAGGAAATTAGGTCAGGGTAAGGGTGACTTAGGTTCAACGCAAAGTATAGAAACTATTAATAATATAAGTAGAGCCCAGGAAATAATAGAGGGTGAGGGATTTTCAGGTGGGGTGGGAAAAATCGCCACCCTTTCAGGGCAAAAACTAGTAAATAGGAATAGCT